GTCATCTGTGCAGCTGTTAATACCTGCCCAGTCGTAAACGTTTGTTTTGCCATGATACCCCTTAGTAACTTAGGACATTATAGTCTAAAGTGCCATAAATCGTGTCATTTAGGACAAGGGCATCTAATATAGGCTCTAATGTGGTGAACGTGGTTTTCCAACTATTTGGCGATATATTCATTTTTACGCCAAAAATCTGTAGTGTTTTCTCTAGTAAAGATCCGCCTGGCTGTGTAGTAATTACCTTTATGGGATCAAAAAAGTCTAAGTCCAGGGCTGCTATTATACCTGTATTGTAATTGTTTGTGTATAAGTCAAGCACTATAGAGTCAACTCGGATACTTGTCTCAGCTCTACTAGCAACATAAGCCTGTGCATAATCTAGGGCTACTGCATCGGTCTGCATAAGAAGGTTATCTAAAAAGTAACTATGTAAAAAATATTTATCTATGCTAGCTTGATTTAGGGCTACCTGCGCTGTGCCACCTGTCCTAGTGATAGTCGCTTTGTTAAATACCAATACATCGTTAAGAATCCAACTAGCATCGAAGTAAACTATGCCTGTGCCATTATCTGCAAAAATTGTAGGTGTGCCGCCAATAGATCCCGCGGTTACGGCTCTGTCTTGAAATACAAAGGAGCCAGTAGCATCTACATATAAAGCACCATACTCTGAATTGGCTACAGTAGTTAAAGCTTGCAGTGCTGTGCGGTTAGTGCCTGGGTCTGCTTGCATAGTAGTTAACCCTGCATCTACATCACGCATACCAGATGGCCAGCCAATTTGATCTAATATCTGATTGACACGTGTGCCAGATAAGTCGCCTGCAGTAGCACCTGTAACTGTGCTGATCTGTGCTAACTGGGCTAATCTAAATGCATCTACAGCTTGTATAGTAGTTATGGCTAAATCTTCACCAGACTCATCTGGGTATGTAGTTACGTAACTTGTAATAAAGCCTTGAAATATAGGATAAGTAACACCACTATATGTAGCGCTAATTTGCACTTTCTTCATAGGCGTAAGTAATTCGTAATACGGACCTGTTACATTCTGTGGATTAAAGTCGCCATTCTGATCTACTATACGTAATGTAAGTGCGCCTGTTTGAAATTGATCTGATAATGCAGTACGACCTCGATTAGTTTCTATACGGTTGACCTGATTAGACACATCTACGATTACAGCTGTGGCATCACCTAAAGTATTTGTATCTAATAATCCTGTATCTAAAATCATTGTTTGAGCAAAGCCTGGCCCAGTACTAAAGTTAATTAAAGCTTTGATTACAGGTACGGTCATGCTATAAATCCAGCAGGTACTGTTGAGTAACCTGATCTAGTTGCCACCTGTATGCTTTCTGCTATAGCCTGGCTAAGCCTGTCGCCACCTGCATCTACAGTTACTCTAATATCCATTGGAGCTTGTGTCGATGATCGCTGTGTACTAAAGCCAGGGAATCCACTTAAAAAGTCTTGTATTCTTGAATTTGTTTCTTGTACTTTCTCTATAGCTTGTGGCACTGTATATGACGCATAAGGTGATACAGGTGGTGCAGGTACCATCATTGTTTGTGGGGTTAAACTAAACTTGGCAAGCATGGCTGCAATACGTGCGTTTAATTCTCTTATAGTGGTTATGGCTAAGTCTTCTATATAAGTATCTATCTTGTTAGATAAAGTTTTTACTTTAAATATGCCAAACTCTTCTAGAGTCATACCTGCCAGTTTTGCCTGCTCAGCAAGTTTTCTTAATGCCTCAGTTGCTTCCAATTCTGCTAGATACTTTTTAGCTAAAGCCTCGTTATTGTCTAGGATTGCTAGCTGTGATTTTAGGCGTAACTTAGTCTCTTCATCGGTAGCATTGTTTAAGGCCGCGTTTATGCCTATGCGCTCTAGGTCAAACTTCTTTTTTAATTCTTCTACGTTCTTATTTTCAATAGCATTCTTCTTTGTAATTATGTTATATTCTTCTTTGCGTGCTTTAAGAAGTGCCTGAGTAGTACGAATATCTGGTATGCCTGAATAACCACCTACGTTTGGCTTACCAGGCGCATTACTTTTACCAATATCATAAGCAATTAAACCTAAAGTACCAGCAATTAAAGTTTTTTTACCTAAAGTTAATAAAGCCGTAATGCCTAATAAAAACTTACCAACATCACTATCTACCATTTTCTTTATTTCTGCAATTAACTCACCCATTCCCCTGGTGGTATTAGCAATAGCCACAGCAAAATCATTCATAGAATCGGCAGCGTCTTGTATTGAGTTGTCCTTGCTTAAAGCAGACAAAGCATCTATTAAGCCTTTGCCTATAATTTCTGTAGCGTTAGCAGCATTTACTTTTAATAAATCCATTTTGCCTGCATAGGTTTGTAATCTTGCTAATGCCTGCCCCTTGAACTTAGCATCAAGAGCAGCCATGATTTTATTCATATCGCCAGTAGCTATTGTTGCTTTATCTAATCCTGTGCCTAATCTTGCTATAGATGTGGTAGTGCCAGATGCGCCTTTAGCTATAGCTGCTACGACTGTTGCTAAATCTTTACTTGTGCCAGCACTTACGTTTAATGCAGTTTCTAATGCTTGCTGGCTGAGAGTTACTGATCCCGTAGCATTTAATAAGGTCTGGAATGCTGGGCGTAACTGATCGTCTAATACGCCGTATAAACTTTGCAAACCTGCAATATAGGACTCTACTTCATTAACCCTAAATGCGTTGCCTGTGTTTTCTAACTGTACTGCTAATGATTTAGCGGCTTTTTCATCAGCTGCAAAAGCGTTTATAGCCTTTTTACTAAATGCCAATAATTGATATGCGCCAAATGTAGTAGCAAAGGTTTTGCCTAGTTTTTTAACTGACTTGTCAAAAGCCGATATATCTTTCTGACCTTTTTTTAGTGCTTTGCCATTAAAGGTAGCAATAGCCGAGACGACTACATTGGCCATTAGGCTGCCTTCTTAATCTCTGTGGCTTTGTTAAACTGTATAGCGGTAGAGTTTATAGCTTTAAGAATCGCATCATAAACTTCTTGGCTATCCTGAGCCCACGCCTTAAATATAAGTCTGCCTTTAGTTTTCTTGCCACCACCACGCACACCTTTGATTTTAGGCTGTGATGTAAGTCCAGGCATAGAGGTTACAAACTGATAGCCTGCAAATGGATTATTAGATGCGTATTCTCTTGTAGATTTATTATATGTATATTCTCTAGCTCTTCTAGTACCCTCGAATCCTTGCACTGCGCCAACTGGTGAGTTAGGCGTGCTTGGATCTATTTGCTGGAATGGTGCACGACCTTGTGGATTATTGCGACCTGCAGTCTCATAGATACGACCAGCTGCGCTTACGTTATAGACGTAATTGCTTACCTTAAATCCATTTCTAAATGTTTTGTTTTCGCCTGCGTTATATCCAATACCTGCTTTTACAGTGCTAGCATCATATTTTGGAAATGGCCTATAGTTAATTGTTAAATTAGGTGTTTTACTCCAGCCAGATAACACGCCACTATTATTTGGTACAAATGATTTTGCTTTATTTGCCACGCCACGCATTAAAGGGTCTATGGCAACTCTTATGCGTTGTCGCATATCTTCATCTATAAACTCTAGGCCTTTCAGGACATCTTTAACGCCTACGACCTCTACTGGCATTTCTGATCTCCTTTGCCCTATCGCTTAACACTTGCATTATTGCTGTGAGCATGTCCGAGTCCATATTAATAAACTCACTAGGCGCAATCCCAGTCTCTACACTTAAAGCAGCCACCGTGTAGAGAATGGAATCACGCTGTACTATTTTTTTTCTTCGTCTAATACCTCGACAGTTTCTAAGCTGTCAATAAACTCTGCACCCCATAAAGGTACTTGGGCACCTGATCTGCGTAAGCATTCCCATGCTAGCCAATAAATATGGCTTTGCATTTCTGACTCACGTAAAGCTTTAGAGATGCCCATGCCCTTACTAATTTCAAAAGCGTACTCGACACCTGGTGTTATCTTATGTTCAGATACTTCACCATTAGCCCTTGTTATCTTTAGCTTTGCCATTATTACTCCTTAGTTAGAATGCCACCGATGGGGACACTGTTACTACTGAGTTTACTGTAAATGAGAGGCTAGATGAAGCAATTTCCGCTACGCCACCTTGACCGATTGGGGTTAGGTTATTTACCAGGATTGAGAATTGGTAAGTAGGGTTAGCAGCTGAAACTGCAGTGCCTTTAACGGTAATTACTGATACAGCTAGAGTCTGGCCAAACGCAGCATTAAGTGTCTGCATAACCTGTGAAGATGCCCACTCATTGAGAAAGTCGATAGAAAATGTTGCAGATTGCAGACCCTGAGCAAATCGGTGAGAAAGATCGCCCATTGTTGTGACCTCTAGCTCGTCTACAATTTGGTTGATTACTGCGTTAGATACATAAGAACTAATATCTACTGAAGGTACTGTAGGCGCAGCGGCAGTAGCCAATTTAACGCCTACATTGTTATTTAAGTATATGGCCATTGTTATTCCTCTTCTTTTTTAGTTTGTGCGGTTTGTTTTGGTGCTTCTTTGATT